CTTAGGAGTGTCTGTCTCCAAAAGACCCTAAGCAGCTAGGGGTGCAGATGATTCATAGTACATACGTGGCATACCTGTGAAGAAGTAGAACTGTAAATCTTCACCAGCAGCAGCGTATACATCATAAGTAGCTGTGTCAGATATAGCTTCATTACTAGGGTAAAATACACGAAAATCCCATGGTGCTTCAAAAACTTGAATACCTGTATACGCAACTGTTTTACCAGGTGAGAATCTATAGGGAGAATAGTATGGTAGCTCAAATTCTAAAACTCCATTAACTGAATTAAGAGCCAATGCTGTGCCCAAACTGCTTGGCAGCACCCTTCTAGCAAAAGGTACAGTTGAACCAGCTGCCTCATATGACTGGACAATATTAGAACGTGCTTCTATCTGTGAACCCCATTGATTTAAATTACCATTCAAAAAGAAATATTCTGCATCACCAGGATTTAAAGGGGAACGTTGAACTTCAATACGATCTCCGCGATCCTGGAAACCCCTAGGAATAAGCTTATATCGAATTGACCCACGCCAACCGGAAAATGCACAAACCACCCAATGTAAAAGCAAAGTATTTACGTAGTTATATGGTGCTGAGGTTGCAGTGAGGTCAACAGCATCTGGCACATTTCCGCGGAAATAAGGAAACATTGGAAAACGACCAGATATGACTCTCTTTGACGTAGACCCTTTGGCTATAGTGTTCCACAAAGAGTAACGTTTCAATAATGGCCTTAATGATACAATAGATTCTCCGAAAAACACTTTGTTCAAATTAGAATCTTCCACAGGAGGTAGTCCTATAATTGTTGTTTGACTCTGTTGGGGAGCATCAAGTTCTTGTGTATCAGTACTTTCAGGAATTATTTCTCCAGCTTGAGGCAAAAGGATCTCACCACTCTGTGGTTTAAGAACAAAATTTGCAAATCTAGATTCTGGAACTGCAACTTCAAAATCATCACCCATTGAGACAAAGACATTAATCTCAATGTTGTTGTCTACAGTGCTGTTAGGCGTTGTGAGTTCATTAACAATAAAGACACCAAGAACTCCATTACCAGCTTCCTTCGTTGTATACCTTGTAGTGAATACATCTTAGTGACGAAATCCACACCGGGATTGTGGTGTGACAGAAAAGATGTATTTTGTCCCATACCTACTTCAACTGTAAAATCTTGCTCTTCAGCAATATCTACAATTTTAAGGTAATTAGTATTATACTCCGAATAAGTCAAATACGTGTTATTTGCAATATAGTTAGGATCGTATACGATTTTTAGCCTTCCCTTATGAAAACTAGAAGCTACAATCTGAAAACGAAACTTCATGGATCCTTTCCAATATTGAAATGGGAGTGCAGCAAAAGCACAAGCAGGGAAATGGTAAGACACTGGTGGACCAGTATCTTCAGCCCATGTAACTGGGTCAATTCTCGCATTCCACAACATTGTATCTGGTGCAGCACCAATTGGCCACGTAAAAGTGGTCAAATATGACTCCCTTTTTGCAATCTCACGTATATTCAGAGGATCAACACCTCCTAATCCAGATATTCGAGGATCAATGGTCAGTTCTTGTTTATCATCAACGGTAAGCTTCTGAGCATTATCAGGAACATTTGTGACAGCCAGAGAACTAAATGGTGTAGGTCTAAAAGGTTCAGGTGCTTTTGTGATATTTGGTCTGCAATATCCAAAGATTTTTGCCATAGCAGCAACAGCTCCAGCACCAATCTCGGTAGCGGTAGCGAAAGGTCCAATGTAAGGTACTCCGGACAAATATGCTGCAAACTTTGCAACGGATGTGGCAGGACCACTTATCATACCCTTATTGTTGGCTTCTTCAACCTCTCCTGACTGAGGAGTGAGAGTATCCTGATCAACAGATGTTAAGACACTCATACTAACATTTTCAGCCCAAGCAAAAACTGAAATAGTTACTACATCAGTAGCACCATTTGCATGTTTAAGACTATTTAAAGTGCGAAAATATAGTCTTCCAAGTTCGCTCCATTCTGAAGTTGGAATTTCACAATAGTTGGTATAGTTGAAGAAGGGCAATTTCATCTCACCACCAGTTGAGGTAGTAGGATCAAGGAAAATATGAGGCATTTGCGATGCTTGTACTAGATCAGATCTAATCAAAGCAGCCATTGTTGACAAATAATCGAGGGCAGAAAAAGGCAAATAGCTCACTAACATTCTCCCATATTGAAAACCGTTACCATTAATGACTACCTCCACTCCCTAATCAGCTTTCATGAGCTGAAAAATAGTTAATCTATTGGCAACCCTAGGGTTATCAAAGTACAAACTCCAGGGGTCAATATCAAAATCAACAGCAGTGGTGGTAGACCACAATTCCTC